TCATCTGACCGGATACGCTACCTTGTTTATAAACACGGGCAGTTTGCACCATGTCATTTGCAAGTGTAACCGAGTCGGGTAATTCAGTTACATCGTATCCTGATGCACGTAATGCATAGTCACCGTGTGCATTTGAACCAGCCACTGAACGAATTTGTCCGCCATTATTGGCCCAGTAGTGAGTATGACAGTAATAAGAGAATGTTGAAACTTGTTCTGATACGCCACCATTGGTACAGAAAATAGCATAACCCAAGTCATTAATCATGGCAAAGTCGTTGGCCAACATTGAACGATTACCACCCATCTCAATATTAATTCCTAGGCCAGCGCCCCCATCAAGGTATGTTGTAATATTTGTTTCTATACTAGTTTTTGCATTTACAATAGTTGTTCTATCTGCTTTAACTTGAGTATACGAACTGTCTGTTGGAATCGTAGGAGTAGTACGTGTTGGAACTGTACCAGAAATTACTAATTTAGTATGTGCTGTACTTGCAGTTGCTGGCTGACTAATTATCAATACTTTAGTTGCCGCAGTATACGAAACAACTGTAGTAGCAGGGCTAATAGGAATTCCAATGCCGGTTACAGTTCTACCAGTAACTAATGCACTATTATAATTTACGTCAGTAATAGTTGCACTACCCGATGTAGTAGTACCTATGACACTATTATTAATAGTTCCGTCAAGAATATAATCAATAGAAATACTAAGCAATGTTTTAGCGGTTGCAACTTCTGTAACACTGGCTGCTGATAAACTTGTATTTTGTGTTAGTAAGTTACCAAGCGATACAGAAACAGATACATTGGTTATTACTTTTTCAATAATATCCATCATCTGACTCAACGCAGCCGCATAGTATTCTTGCTGGCCAATAATTTCGTTTGTTGATGCACTCCAGAAGAAACCCGCTACATCCAAGGTAGAACTATTTCCTCCATACAATAAATCGTATGTCAATGCATCTAAAATATAGCCAATGTCTCTACTAGTTTTAACAGCATTGTATTGATAAATTGTTTTGATGGTAAAATTAGTCGCTATCCAAGCTACTATCTCAGATCGAATAAATTCTCGATTTGCTACGAGGATATTTTTAGCATTTACCGCAGTAGTAACTGCACCTATTGGATTAGGGAATGTAACCGCTGGGATGCTTGCAAGTCCTTGCGATATAATATCAGTTATTATAGAAGTTCTAGCAGTAATAATACCTTGAGAAGTTGCATTGGCAATTCTTGAATTGGCTTCATCTCTTAGTTTATTAACACCCGATAATAGATATAATTGTTTAATACCAATTTTAGCATTTTGTGGTTGTAGGTAATTTAATCCAGCCTTAATACTTTGATAGTTAGACCCAAATAATAAATCATATGTAAGTTCGTCGGCTAATACACCTACTTCTGTAGCAAATGTTCCTGAGTTATAGATGGTGGCTGGATTAAATGGAGTTGCTACATCTAATGTTAGTACCACAGTGTACGTAGTTGGATCATAACTAACTATATCATTTACTTGATAACGATTACCCTGTACATAGTATACACAAGGAACTTGAGGTGGACGAATATCAAGACCACTATTAACTGAACCAGTTACTGTCACAGTAATACCGGCATCTGCAATATTAGTTATTGTACCAAATAGTCGGCCAGCAAATCCGTCAACAAATTGTCCTCCTCGGAATGACTTGGCGTTAATTGATTGTGAGAAACTTGTTGCCACTTGTCCGTAAGGTGATTTAGTTTTGATTTGTCCTTCTGGATCCAGTACCATGGCAAATCCGCCGTGTCCTTGGAATGTTAAATTGCTAATACGTGTGGCATCATTACATAATAAAACGTCAATGTCTTTGTTATTTTTAGCAACGCTATCAATGTTTAGCGGGTCTGTTAAATAATGACGACCGTAATCTTTAGTGCCATATAAATGCCAGTTGCCGCTTGCATAAGTTACTTTTGCGGCAAACGGATAGATAACACTACAATTCATAGTATTACCACTAATACTGTCAATAACAGCCTTACCTGGAGTTACGGATGTGTTATCCTGAATAACTTTGCCAATCCAGCTATTAGGAGCCTGACCACTGCCAAGTGTTGCAATGATTTTTCCAGTAGTACCGCTTATTGCAAGACTAGTGCTAGTGCGGTAGTCGGTACCAGTATCAATAACTCCAACTTCCATAGCATCAATAATACTATCTCTATAGAAGAATACTTTACGCCATGGGCTTTGACTGATGCGATCTAGTGGGCGTATAATAGTTCTACGGAATTCATCACCTTTAATACTACAGTTGGCAGATAACTTAATTGGGTAATCTTCGTAATAAATGCCACTCTCGACAAAAATTGTAATGTTTAAATCTTTAACTGTTTCACCAAAGTCTAATTTTTCGTCTTCAACAAAAAATCCTGGTTTTGTCAATCGAACTTGTATTGAGTCAACACTTGGGCCCGAACCTGGAAGATACTTTACAATAACACCACCGGCGTTTGAAGTTCCGCCAATGAGAATTTTTCCAGGTATAATATGAACTGAGCCAGGAGATCCTTGATCTACGTAGCCGTTTCCACCGTTGCTAAATGTAACTGTATAAAGTCCAGTACCAAAACTTGCCGCAGGTGCAGAACCAATACCATTCACAATAATACTAAGAATAGTATCCATGTTATTACTAAGTACGGTCTTTGCACCAGCAGCCGGAGATAATCCAAGGCCGAAATTTTGAGGTACTAATGTTTGATAGCGAGTAGCATCTGTTTTATTTAAAACTTGTAATGCAAGATTTTTAGCAAATGTAATACCGTCGACTGTTTCGGAATATTGGGTTCCGATAGCTATAGCTTTAGCACTGGCATTTTTGTAATAACTCTTGCCAGCAGTAACGGTTTGATAATTTCCGCCTGTAACAATATCAATACTCATACCGTCTATAATATAACCAACGTCTCTATAACAAGTAGCCTCGTTATAATTAAATCCACCCTTATAAGTTGCTTTCAAATATGCAATAATATCGGTTGTTATCATCGAACGATTAGATTGAATAATTGTTCTTGCTGATACTAAATCACTATCATACGATGTTAGTACAGGATATGTTTTAGTTGTAGCAGTATTATTTGCAATAATATCAATTACTGTATTTGATAATGTTCCAACTGGTGCTGAAGCTCCGCCGGTCCATGCTACATTTTGTACTTGCTTAGTAATCTTACCAGCAACAGTTTGACTTCCAGTTACGGCGCTGGCCCATGACACACTAGTTGCGGTGCAGTTAGTCACAGTCCAGTATCCGTTATATCCTAATGGTGTCATGCCAGTGATAGTAATAACTTGTCCGTTAGTATATGGTGCTGAACCTTGGTCAACAAATGTTAGAGTTGCATGCACTCCATCTCCGCTTGCTCCAGTGGTTGTAATATAATTGCCAATTGACGGATTGTCCACGGACGTATTGGCTACAACAAATGTAGTAACTGTTTCTAAATGATTAAGAATAGACCCAGTAATGGACTTTTCGGTATTTGATAGTATTGAATTGCCGTCGATCCAATATAATTGTGCGACTGCTATAGCGGCACTATTTCCACCGTAGGTAATATCATACATCAATGCTTCTATAATGTAGCTTAATCTTCTTTTAAATGCAGTAACGCCATCATACGGAACAAAACTTGGATTTGTTGCAATACCAAATGCATATGAGTCTTCTACAATAAATGAAATGTTTGCATTGATTGCTGCCTCTGCATGTCTATACCCGCTAGATAATCCCGATGGGTACGGATAAACAGGAGATGTTCTAGTAGACGCTCCTAAACTAATAATACTTTCAATTGTATCAAACCTGGAATTGACAACAGAATTTACAGTTGGATTATTTAATATTGAAAAATATGGGTTAGTATCGATGAAATCAACTGCCGCTGCCTTCAATGTTGTCTTTGCACCTGTAGTAGTGAATGAAGTACGTGCAGTTCTTAATACCAAAGGCGTCCCAGTAATATCAGGATATGTTACAGTATGTGCAGGCCCAACATGCCCACTGTTAGTAATAATGTATTGTATAGTGGCAACATTTGTTGAAATGCTAGAAGAAGCCTCGTTGCCGCCTACAAGAGTTTCATTGGTATATTGCCTAAAACTTGTTTGATAAACCAATGCAGGCGGTATATTATTAATGACAGCCTGTGCCAATGTATTGATATATCCAATAGCAGACAATGTGGCTTCTAATTCATATTCTTGAATTTGTAATTGGCTGTTAATGCGATACTGCGAACCGGCATATGAACTTTGTTGATCTCCGCCGTACATAAAATCATATATTAATGACCATGCAATATATTTGACATCGCGTTGGCAAGTAGTTTTACTATAAGATACATCAGGATAATTGGACTGCAAGTATGCAACAATTTCTGCTTGCATAAATGGAATGTTGGCCAGTAGTAATTCTTTTGCACTTGTTAAACCAGCAGATGTGCTAGTCTGATCTGGGAATGTGCTGGCATTAACTACTATCGAACCATTGATTATTGTGGCATTGAGCAATGCAATATTACTAGTAATAGAAGCTATTGTATTAGGCGAAATTATTATGCTAGGATATGCTAATAAAGTTGTACCGAGGTTAGAAATCACTTCGGTTATTTCAGCAGAACTCAATCCGGTAGAGTAATAATTAAATGCCAGTCCTGCTTGTAAAGTTTGGAATGATCCTTGAAATACAATGTCATATCCTAACGCATCGAGTACAGTGCTAATGTAGTTTTCAGTTGCAGTAGAATCGTAATTATAATCTAAAATAGTAGTTCTTATATGTTCAATAGCATCTAGCACTTGAGTTTGTTGTTCAGTTAAAACAGCTAGATATCTTGCTTCAAATAAATTTGAAGCAACTGTGATTGAATTGTAATCTGACCCAACAACTAAATCATAACACACACCGTCGATAACTTTTGTTATAATTTCAGTATATAATGTTTCGTCAATTACAATGGCATTTACATATTTTTTATTCAAGTATGCAATAGTTTCTGTTTGAATAAATGTTTTATTCAGAGTTAGTAAATCAGCAGCATCTTGGTATCCAGCAACTCCAGAATTTCCGCCTGACAATACTACGCTTTGAATTGTTGTTTGTGTTTGATTTGGCCCAACAGTATAGGCAATTCGTTGTTTGTAAGGGCCTGGTTCTATACTAGCAAGGTTAATTAAATTCTCAGCTTGCAATGCCGCGGCGCCAACAGTTTTATAAGCATACTGCCAAAAACGACCTTCCTTACCAGGTGGTGTTTTTTGTTGACCGTCATCACCGCTTGATGTTGAAACATATAAATTTACATTGCTAGAGTATGTTTTATTGTCTACGTAATATTTGGTTGCCGCTTGTAAATCGTCTGATCCGTTTGGAGAGCCCGCGCCTGCGGCTGCACCTGGGTGGTCGCTTAGATTTAGTGTACCTGTCATAGTATCGCCACCACGATAGACTACATCCTTACGTTGCATCACTTCAGTTGATAGATAGTTACTTGTAAGTGTTGGATCGTAGTCCGGGTTAGATAATTCAGGAACAGAAGGTTGTGGCCTAGATTTTAATGCATCGACAATTGTACCTTCAAAACTAGCAACATAGTGACGATCAGCATATCCTTTTGTCATTGCCAATTGATCTTGTGTAGTTCGGCCAGCTGGCAATGTAAGTAATGATGTTGGAAATGTGCTTTCAAATTGCGCGGCTGCTTCGGCAGTAGGATCTCTCAAACTTCCAATTGCAAATGTATTGGAATTTAAGTGTCCTGCTAAACCAGTTTGTGAGGCATCACTGTTAAGACCTTGAGTAGTTGCACTAATTGTAAGCGTACTATCGCTACTATTTTTATCAATAGCAATACCGTTTCCTTCGACAAGTGTTCTAGCAGTTAGTTTATCGCCGAGTACGCTGGCCATAATAATCTGGCTACCTAGATAACTAGCGGGCGTATCACCTAAACTAGTAAAATTAATGGTGCCGCCCGCACCAAAAATAGCATACATTTCTGTAAAGTTTTCATTAACCTTGCGGAACGATTCGCGAATACTATCGCCCGTTCCGTCGTTACCTTGTACGCCAATATCAATTATTTTTTGTGCCATTATTAAACTCCAAAGCTAGAACCGCAACCACAAGTTGTTTGTGCGTTGGGATTCTTTATGCTGAATGTGCTACCTTGTAGATCTTCTTTATAATCTATTTCTGCACCTGATAGATATTGCATACTCATTGCATCTACAAGTACTTTAAATTCGTCCAAGGGAATTTCAAAGTCATCTTCATTTGTTACTTCGTCAAAGGTAAACCCGTAGCTAAACCCGCTACAACCACCTCCTTGAACAAATGTACGTAATGCTAGTTTAGGATTAGCTTCTTCATATAGAAGATCTTTGATTTTTACTTTTGCTGATTCAGAAATTGTTATCACTTTATGCCCTCGATATGATATTTATCAAAGGCGTTTTGTAACCTTAATGTAAATACACTTATGCTGATTCAAACCGAATATGTAGTCACAAGTTATGAACGTCCCAGTAAAAACGGTACTATACATACCTATAGCCGTAAGAAAACTATGGTTGTATTTCGATGTGACAGTTGCGGAGAAGAGTTTAAGCGTGAAAAAGGATCAATGGATCCAAAAAGGTTAAACAATAATTTTTATCACGTTTGCGGAAATTGTGATGCAAAAAGATTTGCACAAGAAAAAGGCGTCGAGCGACGCCGTGTTTGGGATATGCCCGTAAGTAGTCTCAAGACGCTAGGCCAACTCTAGCACTAATAATATTCCAGTTCATTATTTTCCACTGATTTTTAAGATATAATTTTTTATCAGCAAGATAATCGAGAACAAAAGAATGTTCCCACCAGTCAATAACGAGTACAATATCTTGTTTGATTTCGTGATTTTTAATAGTTTTGATACTACCATCCCGAGCAAGATAAGCCCACCCTGAACCTTGTATTTTCATGGCTTCTTTTTCAAAAGCATCTTTAAATTTGTCAAAACTCTTGTAATGTTTTGTGATAAATTCG